CAACTGTATGCTACAATTTTTTTTCTCATCTCAGAGGATCCTGTGAATCATTAGGATGACTCCCAGATAGATTATCAATATAAGTTACATCAGTTCCCATCATTAACGGAACATTTAATCTATTTCCTTCCTGATCAAATACAGCAGTGCTCGAAGTTTTAATTCTTGTATTTCGATTTAGTCCTTGAAAATGAACCCTCCAAGCTAAATTCCCTGTTCGAGCAGCCATCTTTTTGACTATTTATTTCCAAATATGCTAACTCTATTCCTTTATGTCTTAATAAGATTTTTTTTGCCTCTGTCATTCTTTTATGATAAAAGACAATCGGTTGTTCTAATCCTGCGTCGCCACTCATTCTTCTTCCTCCAAATCCAACGGTTTTCCAAAAGTCTTATATGCTAGTTGTTCCTTTAAAAAGTCAATCTGTAACTTTAGACTCTTGTTTTCTTCTTCAAGAGCATTAATATGCTCTTCATAAATATGTACCATACTTTCAAGTTTATCTATTTTAAGTTCAAGATCCCAATCCATAGGGGGTAATATATTATATTATAAATTTAATATTTTCTTTATTATCTGTCGTCTGCTGCTCTGTTCTCTGATAAGAATACATCAAACTCACCAGATGGGTATCTTTTCTCTAACTTCTTAACGTTAGTTTCGATGACATCATTAAAGGAAACACCGAGTGCTTGAGTTGCCTGTGCGACATACCAAAGTATATCTCCAAGTTCAATAATTAGATGCTCACGGTTATCTTCACTATATGGTTTACCTTGAAATACCATCTTCTTTACAATCTCTGTAAACTCACCTGCTTCAGCAGACATTCCTACAGATGCAGTCATTAGTCTCTCAATATTAGCACCTTTCTGGTCTAGTTCTACTAGACGATCTGATAGCGATAAAAAGTCTTTTGATGCGTCAGATGTTACTGCATCTACAAAGTGTTCGTATCTGCTAAAGTCGATTTGTTTTGCCATTAGAATTTAAATTCAGCGAATGATTTTTTTGGTTTTGTTTTCTCTTCATTATTATACTCTTCTTCATTACCGTTGTCAAGAATATCGTCTTGTGCCTTTTGTTCACAATCATATAGTCTCATCTTTGCACGGTCTATACCAACAACAAATCTCTTAAAGATTGTTGGGTCATTGTATCTATTCTTCAACTGCTTGACCATTATTTGGTTGAGTCCTTCGAGTTCCTCAGTAGAGATAAGAGCAAACATAAGATCAGCAGTTGCAGGAAGGCCAAATGACTCAGAGGTATCGGTAAGATCAACATCACTACTACCGTAACCAGAGCGAGTGGTCTGAGTAGCGGATACAATCGGAAGGTTCGACTCGACTGCGAGACCACGAAGTTCTTCCGCAATCGCTTTGATATACGAATACGAATTGACCGAAGTGTTTTGACGGTATCTTGAACTAGCACAAATGTTTAAGTAATCTATGAATATTATATCAGGTTTAAATGATTTCTTCAACGCAAGTTCATTGAGTAATGCCTTAAAGTGACCTGAATGTGCAGACGCAGTTGGATATTCTTTAATTATAAGAGTACCTTGTGTCTTCTTTGCAATGTTATTTACCTTACTCTCAAACATTGGTTTAGGTAAGTCTGTAATATCTTGTATTGCAACATTTAATAAGTTTGCATCGATTCTTTCTGCAATCTTTTCTTCTGCCATCTCAAGAGTGATGTACAGAACATTCTTTCCTTCTAGAAGGACAGAACTAGCAAGATGACACATAAAGAGAGATTTACCAACACCAGTACCCGCAAGTGCGATATTAAGCGTTTTATTTGGAAGACCTCCTTTCGTAATCTTATTAAAGTATTCAAGGTCGAATTGAATTCGACTTTCTTTCCTGTGATAGGATTCGTATCTTTCTTCATAGTCTTGAAGATAGTCGTGACCGATATGATTATCAAACGATACTGCTAAAGCATCCGATAGTATTGTTGGTATTGCATCCCGATTTTTCTTTTCATCATTACCATCTGCTATATGTATTGATTCCATAAGTGCAAGATAGATTGCACGATCCCGACACCACTTCTCTGTAGACTCAACTAACCACTCAAATTCAGCAGGTGAATCATTAAAATTATTTGTAATTTCTCTTGTTTCTTTTATCTCATCTTCTGTTAAATCAGTTCGATTATCTAACTCAATATTCAGTGCTTCAATTGTAATTGCAGAACCATATTTTACAATGAACTGGGCAATCTCCTCAAATATTACTTTTTCAGTTCGATTCTCAAAATAGTCTGGTTGTATGAATGGAATTACTTTACGTGAATACTCCTCTTCATAAACTAAATTACGAAGTATAGTAGTTTCAATTCGTTCCATATGAGAAATATTCTTTTGCTATTTTATCTAATTTTTGCATCACTTCTTCAGTGAAGTATTCATCTGGATTTGCAAGTATTTGTTTTCCATAAACTTTCTTACCATTTACTTCATAACGACCTGCAACGTTCTTCCACATTCCACCTATCTCTCCTAATTCTAGAAGACCGTAGTATTTGTCAAGTCCACGTTCATCATAATAAAGACGAACTTCAACTTCACGATTCTCTTTACTTAAACGTGATTTATGAGTCTTTGCCTTGATAATATTTCCAATGACATCTTTTCCGTCTTTTTCTTTCTTCTTGGTAAGATAGATGATTGTAGATGCAGCATACTTGAGACCGCTGCCTCCTCCCATTTCTTTAGTTGGGACGTAAGATCCGATAACATCATAGGTGTGATTAGTAACGATAAGTGGAATGTTTGCTTGACCAAGTTTTAATGTAAGCATTCGGAATGCACCTTTTACAAGTTGAGATTTGGTCATATCTCTGACTTGTTTATCATTTAGTGCATCAGTAATTTCTTTCTCTGTTGAAAGCATACCTAATGAGTCTAGCACGAACATCACAGGTTTGCGTTCTTCTTCATCTTTTTTTAAGTATATATCTACTGCCTTAAGTGCCTTACCACGAAACTCTTCGATTGTAACAACATTTACAACAACCAACCGTGATGTATCAATTCCACGAGACTCAAGTAATCCTTTGGTAACTGCTGCTTCAGTATCAAAATAGAGGCAATACCCATCAGGATTAGTATCCAAAAAGTTTTTGACAACAGCCAAGGAAAAATAAGTCTTTCCAGTAGAGCTTTCACCAGCGATGGCAGTAATCTTATTAGAAGAAACACCACCATAAATGGAACCGCTAACCATTGCATTAAAGATGTGTGATCCTGTGTCGATGAATCTTTCTGTTTCATCTATGTCTTTTGCAACTTTTGTAAAATCATCTCCAATTTCTTTGACTATTTCTTTTAGAAAATCCATAATTATTTTTCAGATTTGTGATAAACTTCAATGTATGACTCACATTTAGGGCAAGTAAAAGTAGAGAAAAAATCATATTCAGATTCTTCTCCATCATTTACATCTTCCATATCGAAATCTGCTCCCCAGATTACTTCGGTACCACAATGCCAACAATTCATTTTATTTTTATTATACTCTTTTTGTCTTAAATCGTCAAGGTCAAATGACAATACCTTTATCTCTTAATATTCTTTTATATGGTCCGCCAGGATTATTATCTCTGACTTGCTTTACTTCTTTCAACAGATGATACAAACGTGCGTCTCCTCCTAGTGCAAGAGCATTGACGATAGTTGCCAAATCTTTATCATTAATAGGTAAATCCATTAGGAAAAAAATAGTTCTAAGTTTACAGTTTTTTCAACATTCCACCCAATAGCATCTAGGATTGCCTTGAGTGGTTCGACAAAACTTTTATCGAATTGTAAATCGTAATCAACATACTTCTCAAGTCCAAGTTCTCTAGGGAAGTCTTGAATAAATGATATCACATTCTCTTGAATAATATTTGGTTTTTTGAGGTAAAGAAACTTTACTTTTTCACCATTTCCTATCAAAGAATATTTCTTATCAAGGTTTTTCTTCTTAACATAGTGATTAAAAAGTAAAGCACCCCGTATATGTATAGGAGTTCCCTTTTCATAAATCGAAGCAACCGAACGATACTTCTGTACATTTGATGCTGTGCGAGGAAAAGCAATTTCTTCTGGTGGTAGTTTCTTGAACTGTTTTCGTGACTCATCAATAAAGTCGATTACATCTTCTTCAGTGCCATTCATCATCAACTTAAGTGCATCTTTAATTAAAGTACGACAAGGTGCAGGAGTTGATGATTTAACTGCTTCAATACCCATCATCTTCAGTTTAGGTTCTTCATATCGAACACCTTCACTATCCCACACGTTTAGAATATATCTTTTCTTTGCTGTCCAGATGCCACGGTCTGCGATATTCTCTCGCTTCATAAACATCTTCTGATCGTAAGCATTTACGTAGTTCGCCAACGTTTCATAAGAACTCGTAATATACTTTTCAAGTTCCATCTCACAGATCTTATTAAGGAACGACACAATGCTTTCATTAGTCGTTTCTCTCCCTTTGTATACAGTTTCGACCAAAGGACCCATATTGAGGTAGATAGAATCAGTATCACTAGC